TTGACAGCAAGGCAGGAGTGGAAAGTTTTATCTCTACCTTGCCTAAAGCTGATCAACGTGACTGTCGCACTATCATCGAGCTCATGCAGTTGGCGTGCATGGACGAGGTTCACAGCGTCGATGAAGCACGGGATCTGCTAGCTCAATTCTAAATTTAGCACACAAACAAAAAGCCCACGCAAGTGGGCTTTTTTGTGGCTCAATGTATTGTTTCGTCACCGTCCCAAGCGGTGTTTATGTCTTTGATGCCTAGTATTTTTAATATGCGTTTGACCTTGGGTGGCGGGTCTAGAAAAAATTCCTCCGGCGCAAACATACTTTTTAATTCTCCATCTGCTCCTAGTATGAAACCGTAATCGCCGTCATCATATTCGTCATCGATGTCAAGTTCGTCTTCTTGTTCTACGTGCTGTTCTGTTGCCTTGTTTGCCATGGCTACCACCTTTGAAGTTACTCAAGTATTTACTTGCGCTGTGTTCTAATTCTAACATAACAGATTGATCATGCGCAAACGTTTTGGCATACACTTGATACATGTCTGCCAAGGGCAAACAGTTGATATCACTGTCATAGTGTACTGCAAGGTCAGCGGCAATGCTGAAACCATATGCCTGTATCTCTTCGCTGTTGCCTAGGTACGCTTGTTCAGTATCTTCACTGTCATATGCCTGACTTTTCTTTCTGCGCAGTTTACGATGCACTTGTTCATGCCCTATGCATTCTGCAACGTCAAAGGCCAGTTGTGCCCAGTTGACTGGACGCAGTTCAATTACGTGTTGTTGAGGTTGGTAGTTTACTGAAATTTCAATGAGGTCATCTTCATGATCGTAAACTCCGCTGATTAAGATTTGGTTTGCAAGTACTGCGGGTGACCTGGCAGTTTTGATTATGATGCCAGGATCTGCCACTGCCCGGCGTATGTGTCGAGTTATCTCGGGTGGGCTCAAGTGTGTTTTCCTGAACCTTTCAGGCATGCTAACAAGCCTGCCGAGATACTGATAGAACATTTACTTGAACAGCATGAGTGCCATGATTACTGCTTGGATCACAAATCCCAATCCAATGGTCACAATGTTCAACATGTCCTTGAGTAACACTGCTCTAAAGAACAGCAGTACCAAGCCGCTCCAGATAAACAGCACCATGTCCACAGGCGGGAAACGATCTGTCAGTCCAGTGAGTGCGGCCAGCAAGGTTGGTATGGTAGCAAAGTGAATGGCAATCGCCGCAATCCAACCCAGTGTATCTGCACTTACTTTGTGAAAGTGTTCTTTGAAAAATTCCGTGATATTTGCACGTGCTGATTCAAAGTCCACTGTCCAGGTTTTAGTTTGATCTTTCATTTAGTTTCCTTTAGCTTTGTTGCCACTGTAAAAAATGTGACGCCCAATGGTTGCAATTTTTTCTTTGCCCCATCCTGGGTTCACGTAATCTGCGTGATAGTATAACGCATTTTTTAGACTTGGAAGATTGAATCCTTCCAAAAGCACTTTACGTGCCACTGTTTGACTTTCAGCAAAGGCTGCTTGATTGATTGGGCGCACCCGATCAGTGGTTTGGCAGTACCAGCTGAATTGACAAATCACCTTTGAGTACACCATATTCTTTTGGTACACGACTCCGCAGATGTCGCTGGGAAATTGTCCGCTTGATGCACGGTTCATAGTTACCTGTGCTACGGCTACTTTTCCTTCAAAGTTTTCGTGCCCTGCTTCGTAGTAGATATTTTTAGACAAGCAGGCAAGTTGACGATCTCTCTCAGCGGCAGTGACAAATGTGATGTCGGCTCCTTTGAGTTCTCTGAGGTCGGCAAATTTTGTTTTCACTACCGTGGTAGCGATAACAGAGCAAATTAACAGTCCGAGGACCACTAAGCATGCTTTTGATAGACTCATCAAGATATCTTGATTTCGTTCTTTCATTAGTGTTGACATAGTTTCTCCTTTCATCCCATGCCTTACGGCAGGGTGTGTTTCTATTTAAGACCCTGGCAAGTATCAAATAATACTACAGAAGTCTTGCAAAGTCAACGTAAATACCGCCCGGACCTGTAATAACGGGTTTTTTAGGTGGTTAAGTACGCAGTTAACCCAAGCAATGTTGGGTTTTAACGATATGTAATTGGATCTTGCCAAAAGTACGGCAAAAAATTAATTACATTTTTGTGACGTTTTTCAAGCCAGCGGCGTCATTTCGAGCAATAGTTTGCCCTTCCTGAAGCCCGGCTTGTATAGCGTCTCCATACTGGGTGTTCACTGCCATGCTTTTTAGCAGGGTTCCAATATTGGTATTTTGGGCGTCAACTCCATAGCTGTGCAGGCTTTGCACAAGACTATAAACTGGGCCCAGTCCATTCGAAGGTTGTGTGAGATCAATGTCAGCTTTTTCTAGATTGTCCAGTTCCAGCGTCAGTTGTCCCACAATGGTCTTCATTGCGTTGGTTGATGTGGTCAGCGCCAGCACCACGGTGCTGTTGGTTGATGAATCAATTGAATTTAACACATTGGTTAGGTTTGTGTTGGCGTAGATAATGCTGTTGGCACCCAGGCCTGCTGCCACTGTGGCGTTGGCAATAGCACTGCTTAGATTTGCACCCAATGTTGTAGCTTCAAACTCAACTGCCACGGTACGGATATCATACAATGCATCTACAACTTTATGCCCAGCGACTGTACCAATCATGTCCAGCACAGTTGGATTACCAAATTCTCCAGACCCTTTGGGCATGGATTCGGCAGCGGCAGCGGCAACATCTGCAGGCAGTGGATCAGTAATAGTATCTAGATTTCCAAAGGATCCAACTTCAATTCCTTCAATAAATGTGGCCATTTCATCTGTGGTCTTGAATTTTCCGCCCATGTTGATCAGCTGATTGCGCAGGCCTTCAAGGTTTTTGTCACGGATAGCAGGCAAACTCTGTGCAGGAAAAATTTTGCCAGCTTCAAGTAAATCATCCAAGCTAGCAATTCGGGTTGCTCCTGGGATAGTAAATCCAATGGCTGAAATGATACGTGCCAGTTCAGGGTCAACTATTTCTTTAAGCACAGCCCGTATAGCAGTAGATGGTTCAAATTCTAAATCCAGCGGATCCATGCCTGCGGTGGTTAGTTTTGCGTTGAGTGATGTATCTGCTAGTCCTTGTGCTTGTAAACTCCTGACCAAGCCGTAGGGCTCGCCAAACGCAAATAAATCGTCCAGTTGATACATTGTGCCTATACCACGCAGGCCATCGGCTAGTCCTTTGAGATTTTGTTTAAGAGTATCTGTGTTTTGTGAAGCGGCATTTTCAATACCAGCAGTGTATCCTGCTGTGCCACGACTGGGATTAAAGATATTACTCAGTCCACCGTTGAGCATGTCACCATAGTTCTTGATATTGAAATCGTAGTCTTTGAAACTCTTGCCGGCAGCTTCGGCCATTGGCTTGGCAGCTTGTGCTGCCTGTGAGCAAAATCCACTGGCTGATCCCAACAATCCAGCAAACTGTTTAACTCCTGGAAACAACAAGTTTATGTGTGTGTTCAAACTAGTTGCCACTGCATTGGCATTGATACCAGTGCGTGGATTAGATATATGAGCCAGTCCAGCAAGCCCGGGCAAGACATCTCGCATCTTGGCCATCATTTCTGTTTTAGGCCACAGTGTTGTGCTGTTGATAGTTGTGACTAAACTGTGCAAGTTGCCGGTGATGGTTGTGGTTTGATATAGGCTAATGTTACTAGAAACCTCATTTGGTATTTCTAGTCCTAGCCCTTGTACCAGCCCAGATTGAGCCAGCACCAGCGTTGGTGTTAGTGTTCCTGCCATGTTATGTTACCTTTATGTTTGCAGGTGCGGCAGCAATGTTGGTGGTCACAATGCTTACATCTGCGGCAGCAGGCAATGTCCATTTTCTGCGAATGTCTGTTACCCGTAGCGAGCCACCATTCAACTTGAAAGGTTGTAGTGTTAGGTTGTTGCCTTGGTTGCCCCCAAGAACCAGCACTCGTCCGCTGATGGGATCAACTGCTTTAACAAATCCAATGTGGCCGCCACCCTGGCGTACAAATACAATGATGTCGTTCATGCGCCACTGGGTTGGGTCATTGAGTGGAATCGCAGTTCCGTAATCAACATAGTTTCTACTGCTGAGTGTTTTTCTTGCGCCTGCTCCAGATTTCTTCAGCATTGCACCTGCGAATGCCGCGCACCATGCAACATCATCATTACCTGCTGGCACCCCAATTGCGGCACTGCATGCCATGATATTTTGATTGCTTTTCTTGGTAGCGGCATAGGATTCTTTCCAGGCACCTGTCTTGGCTTCTTCAATGCAGACTTCTAGGTTTGCTTGTAGTGTTTGCCATATTTTATCTGCTTCTACATTTTCCACAGTGGTTGCGGCTGCTTCGGCCCTGGCCGGTGCTTCACCATTGGTCACACCAGACTTGACATTCTCTGTGTCAGCGGCAGCTTCTCTACGACTTTGTTGTACTGCGGCTTTTTCTTGTGTGCTCAGTGGTGCCTGTGCCTTTTCAGCAGGCAAGCTAACTGCACTCTTGGCAGGGCCACCTCCGCCGCCTCCACTAAGGCCCACAATCACATCCGGTGAGCCGTCCACAATCTGATGTCCACAACTGAGGTCACTGCCAACATACGCCGCACCACGATTGTTGCCAATCACCACACTGCTGGCCGATACAATGGTAGGAGCCGCATGTGGTGGGTGTGGTGGGCCCCAAGGTGCATGTGCGCTTTCAATTGAGTTCAGCAAAGCCATTGGTTTACCATTGACAATAATGTCACCACTAACTGCGCTGGCCACTTGTCCGCCAGCGTTGTCTGGGTCTGATAAACGTGCTGACTTGGGCATTTAGGTAATGATTCCTGATGCAGAAGTTGGCTTGATGCCTGTGACTGTTTGTAGATAGTAGTCAGAAATTTCTTTGACCACTTGGCTGTGCATGAGCACATGATCTCTGCGCAAGTGTATTTCTGTTTCTGACACTGCGGTGAACAGGCTTTGTACTAGTCCAATGCCTTTGGGGCTCGGTAACACTGTGCAAGGCTTGGTAACTACAAATTCATCAGTTGTATCTTGTTTGATACGTGCAACAACTTCGTCGCCGTTGACTAGTTTGAAACACACAATGTCTCCTGAACTGTATCGCTGAGTAGTCAATAACATGATTATCCTTTGAGGGTTTCAAAAAATTCGGCTGGTTGTTTTGCCAAGCCTTGATAGCCACCTTCAACCAGTACCCGGCCGTCTTTGTAGATCTGCGGTACTGTGCGATGGCCTTCACTAAGAACAAATTCCTTAGCGTCTACATCTTCGTCAATCTTTACTTCTTGAAAATCTATACCCTTGAGCTTGAGCAAGTTTTTTGCCTGTACGCAGAAAGGGCAGTTGTTTTTTGAATATACTGTTACCATTTATAAACTAAATCCTTTGAATGAGTCTGTGGTAACGTCTTGTTTGGTTCCGCCCACCACATAAGTAGTTATCTCAGTTTCCTGAGGGGCAACTTGAACTTCAGCACCTGCGATCCACTTGGCAGTCCAGGGCAGGGGATTTGATCCCACACGCATGTGGCAGTTCAGGCCCACAGCATGCATACGCTTGCAGGTCAGCCAGTCAATGTAGTCGCAAAGCAGTTGGTGGTTGAGACCAATCATTGACCCGTCCTTGAACAAATACTTAGCCCAGGCACGTTCTTGTTCAGCGGCCTGCAGGAACATTTTTTCGCATTGTTCCAAGGTTTCTTGTTTGATTTTAGCGTAATCAGGGTCGTCCTGGGGCAGTAATTTCAGCAGGGTCTGCGTTGAACCCAAGTGTACGTTCTCGTCACGACAGATCAGTTTAATAATCTTGGCATTGCCTTCCATCTTCTTTAGTTCTGCAAACGCCCAGGAGCAAGCAAACGATACATAAAATCTTATGCCTTCTAGTGCATTGACAGAATTCAAACACAACCACAATTTCTTTTTAACTTCGTAAGCATCAACCTCAACTGTTTTGCCATTCACTGAGTGTTTGCCCACACCTAATAGATTGTACCAGGCAGCGGCTTCAATCAAGCTGTCGTAGTAACCTGAAATGTCTTTGGCACAGTCTACAATTTCTTTGATGTCAGTCATACCGTCAAAGATAATGCTAGGGTCTGAGTACACATTGCGAATGATGTGTGTGTAACTGCGGCTGTGTACAGTTTCATTAAAACTCCAGGTTTGAATCCAGGTTTCTAATTCAGGAATAGATACCAATGGCAAGAACGCCAGATTGGGACTACGCCCCTGCACCGAGTCCAGCAGGATCTGTCTTTTCAAGTTTGATGTAAAGATGTGCTGTTCAAAGTCAGTGAGCTCTTTGAAGTCTTTGGCATCACGCATGACATCCACTTCTTCTGGTCGCCAAAAGAAACCCAACTGCTTGTCAGTTAGTTTGTCAAATTGCTTGTACTTGAGTGTGTCAAATCGTTGCACGGTGACGCCGCCAGCAGGATCCATAAAGGCCAAACTGTCCAGGTGAGATTTTTTGTTAAGATTGAATACAGACATTTTTATTTTTCTTTTCTCTAATTAGATAACGCAAGACTCGCAGTCAGCGTCGGACACAACTTCGTCGGGCAAGTTAGCGGCAGCGGACATTTTGTCCACATCAATCTCGCCTTGACCATCGTAGGTATTGAAATAGTACAGTTGCTTGCCACCGTACTTGTAGAATTGCAGTAGATGCTGGAGCATGGTGCTCATTGGAATCTTCTCGTCAGCATAGTACTGTGGGTTGTAGCTGGTGTTGACTGAAATGCCTTGGTCAATGTATTTCTGCAACACTGCACAAATGTTCATGTAACCTTCGGGACTTTTCTGATCCCACAACAGTTCATACTTGTTTTTTAGTTTGCGATACTCTGGCACCACTTGTTTGAGTACACCATGTTTGCTTTGCTTGACGCTGACGTAACTGCGTGGTGGCTCAATGCCATTGGTAGCATTGGCAATCTGTGCGCTGGTTTCTGCAGGCATTAGTGCCATTAGGGTTGCATTGCGAATACCTGTGTCAAGTATCTGTTCACGCAAGGCACGCCAGTTCATACGCTCTTGATGTGGTACTAGTTCGTCAACATCTTTTTTACGTGTGTCTATAGGCAACAAGCCATCTGCGTACTTGAGATCTTGCCAGCGAGAACAAGGACCTTGTTCCTTGGCCAAATCTGCGCTGGCTTTGATCAGGTAATAACTCCAGGCTTCTGCATACTCGTCAACCAGTGTCAAGGCACGTGGATCTGAATAGCTGACGTCATTCTTGGCCAAGAAGTAGGCTAGGTTAATGATACCAATGCCCAGTGGGCGGAACTCTTCTGTGGCCAAACGTGCGGCTTTAACTGGATAGTCTTGATAACTCAACAAGGCATCCAAGCCACGTACTGCCAAGCGACCAATGCGTTCGAAATCATGTGGGCTTTTTACATTGCCCCAATTGGCTGCACTCAAAGTACACAGTGCAATCCTACCATCCTCGTCATTGATATCTTTCAATGGTACAGTTGGCAAATCAATTTCAGTACACAAATTGCTCATCTTGATTGGAGCAATCTTTTCTTTGAACGGAGAGTGTGTGTTGGCATGATCCACGTTCATTAGATAAATGCGACCGGTGTCCTTGCGCTCTTGCATGAAACTAGAGAACAGGGCAACAGCTTTGATGGTCTTCTTGCGAAGCTTGGTATTGCGTTCTGCACGTTCGTACAGTTCTTTGAAACGGTCTTGATCATTGAAAAATGCTTCGTACATTTCTGGCAAGTCATGTGGTGAGAACAAGGTGATGTCACCATTGGTCAACAGTCGTTCGTACATGAGCTTGTTGAACTGCACACCATAGTCCATGTGACGCACACGATTTTCTTCTGTGCCTTTGTTGTTCTTTAGTACCAACAGGTCTTCAGCTTCAAGGTGCCAGATTGGATAATACAAGGTGGCAGCACCGTTACGTACTCCACCTTGTGAGCATGAACGTGTGGCTGTTTGAAAATGCTTGAAGAAAGGTACCACACCGGTATGGTAAGCATCTCCCTTGCGAATAGGACTGCCCAACGCACGTATACGTCCTGCGCCAATGCCAATACCGGCCTTTTGCGAAACGTACTTGACAATTGATCCTGCTGTGGCATTGATGCTGTCAAGGCTGTCATCTGTTTCAATCAACACACATGAGCTGAACTGCTTTTGCGGTGTGCGCAGGCCTGCCATGATAGGCGTGGGCAAACTGATGTCGTGTGTGCTGATGGCATCGTAGTATTCTTTGACCCATTGCAGTCGTGTGGCTGTTGGGTACTTCTGGAACAGCGTGGCCGCAATCAAGATATAGGTAATCTGCGGAGTTTCCATGATTTCACCTGTCACACGATTTTGTACCAGGTACTTGCCACGCATCTGTTCCATGGCCACATATGTCAATTGCTCATCACGTTCGTGCTTGATGTAATTGTTCAAGGTGTTCCACTCTTCGATAGAGTAGGCGGCGAGAAGTCCTGCATCATAGAATCCGCTCTCCACGTTTTGACGAACGAGGTTCAGCAGGGGCCACGGCTCATAGTTATTATAAACTTGTTTGCGAAGGTGGTAGGTTATCAGCCTGCCGGCCACGTATTGGTAGTTGGGGGTGTCTTCACTGATTAGATCGGCTGCACTTTTGATCAGTGTTTCTTGAATATCTGCTGTTTTGATTCCGTTGTAAAACTGTAGGTGACTTTTGATTTCAACTTCGCTTGCGCTAACACCTGTGATTCCTTCTGTGGCCCAGAACACGACTTTGTGTAGTTTTTCTAGATCTAACGATTCTCTGCTGCCGTCTCTTTTGGTTACTTGTATTTGACTCACTTGATAGATTCCTCTGTTTCATTTATATTTGTGTATACACAAGTCTTCACTTGTGTACTTGAATTCTAGTGCCAGGTGTTGTTGAAGGTGTTGAGTATTTACTACCTCATCGTGAGATAAATTAAGAACATATTTCCCCTGATCAATCCAAACTAAATTGTAGCGTTCACCGGACTGTGGGTCTTGGTAAATTCTCAGCTCTATATCCAACTGGTCACCATGGCTGGTAAGATATAAAGTATACAGCATTCCCAGAGCTTTTGCAAGATCACAATAGCGATTTTCCGCCAATAGTTCCCAGGGATCGGGCCAACTTTCAACCCACTCAGGTTTAAGATGGCGCGGCACGAACGGAGCATAACTCCATAAGTGCGAGCACCGTTGCAGTGCTTGTTCGAATGAAAGAGTGTCTAACTCTAGTCTAAAGGCCCGCCAATGATCCAATCGATCATCAGGTGATAAGTTCCACATGAACTATTTAACCAAGTTGATCGAGGCTGTCTGTAGAATAGGTTACGTTGGCAAATCCACTGCTTGTGGTGGTGTAATACAACCATACATTGGATCCAACCACTGTGGGTGTTAGGATAGTGCCTGTAGACCCTGGTGGTGGTGCAAGACTTGTGTTGTCTGGCTTTTCCATATAGTCGTCTTGATATTCCATGATTGAATATGTGCTGTTGTAATTAACAGTGATTGTGCCGGCCCGCAATGCGCTGGATGACGGACGAACAATGGTGTAGTTGAAACGACTAAAGTTTTGCGCACTAGAGCATAGTAAGATGCCAGAGTTTGCACCGGTTTGACTAGCAGGTAACGATATACTACGTCCTGAGCCACGAGTGGCAAGACCTGTTGTGATACCTTCATAGTTGTCAATAACAACATTACCAGTGCCGTTGGTAATGATAGGACGTTGCAATGGTCCAGGTGCAGCCGACGATCTAGTGTGTATGTCGCCTACACTGTATACTCCAATGCCTTGCAGTCTGATCAGTTCAGTGCGATCAACGGCACCAAACTGTTTGCCCACGTTGGCCGCAAAGTCATTGCTGGCTGTGATACTGCTGGTTTGTACAGTTGTATTATTGACCAACCAAATGCCTTGATTGTAAATGCCATCAAAGCCGTTGTTGGTAATCTTGACACTGCGAATACTTGTGTTGGCAGTGGTGCTGTCCATGTAGATACCATAGTAGCCACTGCGGAATGTGCTGTTGGTGATCTTGGATACGTTGGCAATAACGTCAATACCTTTGTAGCAGTTTTCAAACTCACAGTTGTCAATGGTAAGGTGGGCGATATCAACCCCCACGGTACTACGACCATAGATACCTGCACGGTCTGTTGCACTGTCTGTGTTGCCTAAGAATCTAACACGGCGGAACACCACGTCTGTGGATGCATTGAGTTCAACAATGTTTTTATCTCTGCGTGTTTGGTTCAATGTCATGCCTTCTAATAGCACACGCGGCGGGTAACTAGGACCACCAACACCATAGTTTGCACCATACTGACCAAAACTATCACTCAATTGTGCTAGTGGGTAGTTGGGATCTGTTTGTCTAATAAACGTGCGGTCCTTGCCATCACCTATCAGGATAGCATAGCCTGGAATTTTCAAGCTGTTGGTAAGCACATACGTACCTGCAGGGAATTTTATAATTCTGCGCAGTTGTGGCGTAGAGTAAGCAAAAGTACCAAAGTAAATTTGGTCTAGCGCACGTTGGATCGCGGCTGTGTCGTCTGTGACTCCGTCACCTGCGGCACCAAAGTTTTTGATGTTGACATCATCGTCCAGTCGATCTTGCAGGGTGCGCTGTACTGGGTTAAGAACGTCTGGGCCAGTTTGTGATGTGTAGCCTGTTTCAGCACCTTGGAATGTGTACTCACGGATTTGATCCACCAGGTTGGTGTTTTCCGTAAGAATCTCTGTCACGCCCTCAGCAGGGGCACCTTCCAACAGAGTACCGTTACCAATGTATAATTTTTGTGTATCTACTGCCCACCCAAACTCTGCTGAAGAAAGATTTGGTAAATCTTGGTCTAGTCCCCTGCGGTGCTGGATGCGGCTTATCTGTACTATTGCCATGTTCTAAATCCCGGAATGTATCCAGTATTTAGCTCATCTGGTAATAGAGCTCAACTCGTTTCATCCATTCCTGGTGCCAGTGTGCAAACTCGTCACCTTCGATAACAAATTCCATGTATTGCGGGGTAGTATAGGTGCCGTCTTCTAGCAATTTTGGCTGTACAGCCATCAAAATCACACCTGTGTTGATGTCTGTGCCGTGTGTTTCGTTGTGTGCGGCAGCATAGGCCGCTAGCTGAACAAAGTAGTCATCAATGTATTCACGCTTTTTGACTTTGTTGCTTTGCTTGAAGTCCATGATAGCGGGCTGGCCTTTCCACACACCCACGCAGTCTGTGGTACCGGCATATAACCCACTATAATACACAGGCACTTCGCTTCCCCAAAATTCATCTACATTGCTCAAGCCTTTGAGGATAACTTCTGCGGCCATAAACCAACTAGGATGAGCATAAGGATTTGTGGGCAAGGGTTTCATGTCATCACTAAGGATGTATGATTCCAGGTAACTGTGCATGCGAGTGCCACGGTTGGCAGCTTCGGTTGTAATGGCCTGCGCACGTTCATGTCCGATGGCCTTGCGCCAGTTTTCCAGTGCCGCTTTGCTTTCTTCGCTTTTGGTACGATCTAGGATTGTGGTCACACTGGGCACTTTGCTACCGTCGGGCAAACAATAGTGTCGCTTGCCTTCCAGTGTGGTTCTGCTCAATGGCTTGTAGTCAAATTTGTTGATAATCATTTATACTCGAAAACTTTCCCCGCATCCACAGCGGTCACGTTCGTTAGGGTTTGAAAATTCAAAACCTTCATTCAGGCCATTGCGCACATAGTCTACTTCTAGTCCATTCAAGTAAACTGAGTCTTTGCCGTTTACCCAAACTGTTGCGCCGTGGTGTTCGTGCTTGAACCAGTCTCTTGTCACAGGCACATGATCTATGTATTCTAACACATAAGCCATGCCAGAGCAACCAGTGGTTCTAACACCAACTCGTATGCCTACTCCGGTGCCACGTTTGGCTATACTGTCTGATATTTTCTTTGCCGCACGTTCAGTGAGTGTGATCATTGTATACGCACCTCATCCCATCCTTCATCCAGTGTAGGAACTTCAAATGAATCTCTCATGCGATTGACCACGTCCACAGGAATAGTTTTGCCTGGCCGCTGTGTTAGTCTGCGTTCTAGTTCTGCTGGTTCTGGAATAGGAAACACGATGGCTATCTTGCGATAGTGATCTGGTATCTGTGCCAGTCTATCAATGCGTCCTTGACGACGCAATGAAGTTTGGTCCCACACAATGTCCATATCCAGTGACACTGCACGAGCAATGTCTGCATCCATCAACGGGCCTGCCTGATCAATAAATTCCTTGAACGCCTGTGTATAAGTTTGTCCTGTGCGGTCAGCATAAGCAGCCACATGATTATCAGTGCCTGTGATAACCGTGCGTTGACGATTGAAACTTCTTTGAGAGATCCAGGTGCTTTTTCCTGAACCTGGAACTCCAACCATGAACCATAAGGTAGGCATCAGTGTTTGCTTTTGTAGTCTGCTATGGCTGCTCGAATTGCATCTTCGGCCAGTATAGAGCAGTGTATCTTGACAGGAGGCAATGCTAGTTCTTCAGCAATCTGGCTATTACGAATGTTATTAGCATCATCCAAATGCATTCCTTTAACCATCTCAGTGACAAGACTGGAGCTGGCGATTGCAGATCCGCATCCATATGTCTTGAAACGAGCATCTCTAATAATGCCATTTTCGTCCACCTTTATCTGTAGTTTCATTACATCTCCGCAGGCAGGAGCACCAACCATGCCGGTGCCCACGTCTTCGTCGCTCTTGTCAAAAGAGCCCACGTTACGAGGGTTCTCGTAATGATCAAGTACTTTGTTTGAATATGCCATGTTGAAATGTCCTTATAGTAGTATAAGGTATTTACTCAGTATTGTCAACTGTTAGGAACGTTTATTTAGGGCCCGTTTCGCCATGCTGGAAACGGTGTTGACTGGACTGTCAGTGTTTTGGATAGGTTGGTTCTGTACACTGTCAGTGTCAAGATTGCTAGTGAGCTCAACAGAGTCTTTGGTCATGGTGGCAATCATGTTTTTTACTGTGGGATTTTCATTTGCGGCAATCAAGGTGTCGTAGTTGAAATCATGGTGCCCTGTGTTGCGCACCATGTTGATCAGACTACGAGTAGAGACAACCGGCTTGAGATTCTTTTCTTCAGAACGAGTCTTTAGAAAATTAAGTACTGTGAGCAAGTTGTTTGTCCCATCGTCGCTACTATCAGCATTTGACGAGTCAAACTCAACTATTCTCACAGTTTATCTCTTTTCTCTGCCTAGGTCTTCTGTACCGCCTGCGGCTGCATCAGTTGCACCAAAGGTATCACCCATGGGTTCTTCTGTGTCAAGATCGCTGGCAGGTGCTGGTGCCATTGCAGTTGGATCAACATCAAGGCCTCCACCGCCGCCCATGCTCATTTCATCGCCAACACTTTCTCCGGCCAATCCACGTGCGGCACTGTCCAACTGCTC